ATGGACTTCGGCCTGCGTCATCCGTGCGCGCTGCTCCTCGTCGAGCTCACGCGCGGTCGGTGGCATGTGACCCGAGAGTGGGCGCCCGACGACGAGACGCTGCCCGACTTCCTCGCGCGCCTCTCCATCGAGTGCACGCCTCGGCGACTGTGGCAGCAGGGCAGCCAGCGCATCCCGCTCGATGCCGTCGTGGCCGACCCTGCAGGCAGCGCGCGCTCGGCGCAGACCGGCGTCGCCGACCTCGACCTCGTGGCGCTGTCGCCTCCCAAGGGGCTGGGCATCATGCCCCGAATCGAGCGCGACCCCGAACGGCGGGACATCGTCAGCGGTTGTACGCGGGTGAACTTGGCGCTCGAGCGCGGCGCTCTGACGGTCGACCGTGCGCTCTTTGACGCTGGCATCCGAGCGCCTGCCAGCAAACGCACACTCGCCAAGGCCATGACCGGCTATCGCTGGGACGACCGCGCACCTGGTCGACCTGCCAAGGACGGGACGCACGACCACCACGCCGACACGCTGCGGTATGCCGTGCGCGAGGTGCTGTGGTATCTGCCCGACCCGACGCGGCGCGAGGCAACTCCTGCAGTTCCTGAGCGTCGACGCGTCGAGCATGACCCGATGGACGTGCGCTGAGCTTGACGCGCTCGGGCAACGTGGTAGCTTGACCTCGGGGGCGGCCCGAGTCCGGCGAGTCGACCGCGTGTCGTGGGATGGGCTCACGGTGCGCGTGCTGACTCTGGCCTAGCCCCCGGCCAATCTAGGAGGGTCCCATGGTCTCGTTCACGTCGCTCATCATCGTCTTCAAGGTCATCGCCCACAGCTGCGGAGGTTCCCTGTGACTGCCATCATGCTCAAGATCGTCATCATCGCCTGCCACGGCGGCCTGTTCAGCATCATCTGAGAGTCTCCCCCGCCAAGCCAAGGCTCGCGGAGTCCCGGCCAGACCATCGGTAGACGGTCCCGCTGGGCGCCTTGAGCACTGACCGTGCGTGTCTTGGCGGGGGCGTGCGTTTTCTAACGCGCTGTGCTAGGGTGCCGCTCATGGCACTCTCCGTACAGGTCAGCAAGTACAGCGCGCCCGAGGCCGTCGACGGTCGTGGTGTGGGCGTGCAAAGCCTGCCGGTCAATGACGGCGAGACCAACCTACGCCTCGTCCAACTCGCCCCGCGCATCGCTGCGTATCGTGTGGCGATGCGCTGCGCTCCCTGCGCAGTCGGCGCTCAAGCGCTGCTCGGGCTGGCGACGCAGGCCACGTGGGATGTCGCAGCTGCGCCCGACTCGCCTGCGTCTGAGGCTGCGGCTGAGGTCGTGCGGCGCACGCTCGGTCTCGGTGGGTACGCCTCCCCGGTCATCGAGTGGGACGGTCGAGTGCTGAGCCTGCCGTCGTGGGAGACGCGCATGCGTCAGCTCCTGACCGGCGCGCTCTACGGTTTTGCCCTCGCGGAGATGGTGGCCTACCCCTACGAGGGCACCACGTACATCGACCTTGAGCCGCGCGACCAGTCGAGCGTGCGACAGTGGGTCTACGAGGGACGGCGCATCGTCGCTGTCGACCAGTGGCAGCGCGAGCCTTACGGCCTGTCCAGCGTTGGCTCGGTCCGCATCCCCTACGAGCGGCTTGTGCATCTCGTCTGGCCCTCGCTCTCCGAGGGTGTCGAGGGCGTGGGCCTGCTGCGTCAGGTCGAGCCCCTCGCGAGCGACTACCGACGCGCGACCAACCTGCGCAACGTGCTCGTTCAGAGGTACGCGGTGCCGGTTCCTACCGTCACCATCGACGAGGACGCATTGGCGCGTCAGCGTGGCACGGCTCCCTCGCAGCAAGAGTACGAGGCTGCGCGCGACGAGCTGCTCCGCGTCCTGCGTCGGTACACCTCGCACGAGGAGTCGGCGCTCGTGCTGCCATCGTGGGCGTCGCTCTCCTTTGAATCGACGTCGGCGAGCGGTGGCGCGTACCCCATCAACTCGGTGGTCAGCGACATCGAGCGCGAGATTCTGCAGGCGTTCTATGTGCAGTTCCTCGCGATGGGCTCCAGCGGCTCGTCTGGCGCCTACGCTACAGCGCAGGTTCACGCGGAGCTCGCAGCGCAGATGGCGGGCGACTTGTGTCAATGGCTGGCCGAGGGGCTTAGCTCCTACGTGCGCGCCATCGTCAATGCGAACATCGGCCCGATGCCGCTCGACGAGCTGCCGCGCCTGACGTACTCGGGCATCAGGTCTTCGCTCTGGGTGGAGAAGGTCGGCGACGTCGTGTCGCTCCTCTCCGCTGGCGTCCTGACTCCCACGGCCGAGGACGAGCGGGCGATTCGGTCCGCGCTCGAACTGCCTGCGCCTACGCGGGCAGCCGAGGTCCGGTCCGAGCGTGAGCGTCTTGGGCGCACCGTGCGGCCGACGACTACACCTTCTACGCTCCCCGGAGGCATCTGATGCCGTTGCTGTCGACTGAGGAACTCACGCCCCCAGAGGCCGTGCAGCGCGAGGCGCTCAAGGGCGTGGCTCTGCACGAGGCGGGCAAGTCGGGCGACGGCATCAAGCCCGAGACCATCCGGCGCGCCAACGGCATCGCGAACGGCGAGCCTCAGAGTGAGCAGTGGGTGACCAGTGAGGCGCCCGCGTGGTTCGCTCGTCACGAGGCCGATTGGGAGGAAGGCGTCGACGACGTCGAGGGGGCAGAGTCTCCCGGCTATGTCGCGTGGCTCCTCTGGGGCGGCGACGCTGGGTCGGAGTGGGTCGAGGAGATGCAGCAGCTGTATCTCGTCCGACGTGCGCAGGAGGAAGGCAGCGTGCCTAGCCCCGGCGTTTCGGCGCTGGCTGTCGAGCCCTCACACCTCGCGTCAATGGCGCAGGCCAAGGGCAAGCGGTACATCGAAGGCGCGCTCGGCACCATGCACGTGGACGGCCCGCTCTACCCTATCGACTACTACAGCATGCGGCTCGACTTGAAGCGCGCGCAGCTGCAGGGCGAGAAGGTCGTGGTGATGCACGTCGACAGCCCGGGCGGCTACGTGGCGGGCGTGCGCGAGACCAGGCGCGCTATCGCTCGGGCGCAGGAGCAGGGCGTCTACGTCCTCGCGTACGTCTCGGGCATGGCTGCCAGCGCTGCACTCTGGCTCGCTGCTGCGGCTGATGAGATCGTCCTCTCGCCTCTCGCCCAAGCGGGCTCGGTGGGCGTGGTCGTCACGCTCGCTCGCGATGGCGACGAAGGCAGCACGGTTGAGGTCGTGTCGAGTCAGACGCCCCGCAAGCGTGCGTCGACCAGCGACAGCGACTACATCGCAGCCCTGCAGCGTCGTGTCGACCAGCTCGCGGGCATCATGCGCGGTGAGATTGCGGCCGACCGTGGCGTGGCTGTCGAGTCCCTCGGTGATGGCTCGGTCTACGCGGCCGACGAGGCTGTGGCGCGTGGTCTCGCTGACCGCATCGCGACCAATGCAGACGATTGGATGTTCCTTGGGGGTTCGATGCCCCTCGACTACCAGCGGCGTGTCCGGTCCGTCACGGCTGCCGCGTCTATCTCGGACGGCGACAGGGAGGCCCCGATGGGCGACGAGAACACGACGGCGCAGGCCGTCGACACAACGGCGCTCGGCGAGGTCGAGCGTCTGCAGGCTGAGCTGCAGGCTGCGCGTGAGCAGCTGCAGGCCATTCAAGACGCTGCCCACAAGGCGCAGGACGAGCTCCTGCGGCGCGATGCGGTGGCGATGGTCGAGACGCACGTGGTCGGCGGGCGCATCCCGCAGGCCAAGCGCGGCGAGTGGGTGGAGCGGGCGATGCGCATGGCATCGACGAGGTTGCGGGCATGCTCGCTGACCTGTCGCCCATCGTCGCTGTCGCGGCCCCTGTTGGGCACGGTGGCGCTGCTGCCGATGCTGTGAATGAAGACCCCCGCGTTGCCGAGGTCCGGCGCGCGAATGACATGCTCGCGCGAGTCCGCGCGGGTCGAGGAGTGTGACATGGCCAGCGTGAATGGTCTCGGGAGCATCAAGTCGTACCGCCTCACGGGCACCGTGACGCGCGGTCAGGTCGTCAAGGCCGATGGCCTCAGCGGTGGCATCGCGGCTGCGGCTGTGGCCACCAGCGGCGGCGTGTACCTCGTCGGCATCGCTCTCACGAGCGGCGTCGCGGGTGACATCGTCGACGTGCAGGTCCTGGGCAACTGCCCGTTCGCCATCGCGAGCGGCGTCATCGACCCCGGCAAGTTCGTCACGGCCGACGCGGCGGGCAAGCTCGTTGCGGCTGCCTCGGGCGACCGCATCCTCGGCGTCATCCTCAGCGGCGCGACCAGCACGGGCGCGACGGCTGATGGTGTCGTCTGCGAAATCAACCTCCAGCACTCCATCTTTCCCTGAGGACTGAACCATGAGCGCAGCCAATCAGAACCAACTCGCCCCGGTCTCCCCGATCCTCTCGGGTGCGGCCATCGGCGCCGCGCAGTCCCTGCAGGGGCTGGTCTTCCCCTTCCTCCCCATCCAGCCGGTCGTCCCCACGGCCAGCAAGGGCACCATCTTCGTCGAGAACTCCAGCGGCTACATGGGCTCGCCCCAGGTCGTCGCGACGGCTCTCGGCGCTGACTACCCGCGGCGCGCGCTCGGCGCTCCGACGACCGTCCTGTACAGCTGTGAGGAATACAAGCTGGCCTCGGACGTCATCCCCCAGAAGCTGAGCGACCGCTCGCAGTTCCCCACGAGCCTGACGGAGCGTGAGGCGGGCGCCATCGGTCGCAAGCTCGCCCTCGACATGGAGGCGCGCACCAGCTCGCTGTTCTTCTCGACGGCGAACTGGCCCGACGCGGCCCTCGCTGCGGTCCCCGGTGCGGGCTCGCAGTGGGACACCATCGTCACGGCGACCCCCATGCAAGACCTCGCCATCCTCAAGAGCATCGTGCGCGCCACGGCCTACGGTCGCGACCCCGACACGCTCATCATGGGCCGTGAGGTCGCTGACGCCTTCCAGCGCAGCATGGCTGCCTCGGGCGTCCGCATCGTCACCAGCGGCGCGGCTGCGGCCACGCGGCAGGTCGCGACCGACGCGTACCTCAAGGAGCTGGTCGCGGGTGAGCTC